AACTTCCACTACTTTTCTGGCTTCGCTCTGTATCTCCGCAACTGTCATGGCATAACTGTATTTATATGCTCCGGTTGGAATGTTATGCTTCTGACATCCGGAGTAATTTTTCTCAAAGCAGTTATCAATCACGTTTCCGGCTTCTGTGATCCGGAGGATTACAAAATCCATGCCGTAGTTGGCCACGGTATCCCAATTTATGTTTCCCTGCCATGCAGAAACGTCTATTCCTCTTATTTCCATGTCAGTCTCCTTTCATAGAGAAAAAGGGATGATCACTCATCCCCTGAATCCTTATACTTTGTTCTGTCCCAGATCTCTTTTACCTTCTCCCAGCCGCCAGTTGCTACCAGATATACTACAAAAGCGGCCAGGAATGATGCGAACACATAATACCATGTGATCACCGTTTTATAATATGTACACAATACAGACAATGCCACCGGACACAGTACCAGGGACGTTGCAAGAGCTACAATGCTGGTCGGAATGTTTTTCAATCCCGGAAGCTCCTTAATCACCTGCACAATGATTGATACTATGAAAGCAAGCCCTCCGATCAGTGCCAGACCATAAGTTACATACTGCATCATTACTTTTACATCCATAATCATTCCCCTTTTCTTTTAATATGCAATTCTTCGATTTCCTGTTTCATTTTTGTTACCATGCCATTTCCACCCAACGCATGATATGCATCATACATCTCGCAGAAGTTCTGATATGCGTAGGAAGGGATATCTCCCAGTTTCATGTACTTTGCATGGTACTCGATCAGTTGAGTACGGAGCAGGAGCATGGTTCCCTTGCTGTTTGCATCCCGGTCCTTTTTCTGGTTCTTCAAGATCCAGACGATATACCCTAAAAGAACCGGTAATACAATAGTATATGTCTGCATGAGTATTTCTTTCACTGTTTCACTCTTTCTCCGGTTTGCGCCGGCGCAATTTTGGATAAAATAAAAGAAGCCTCTCGGCTCCGCTCTGATTTTTCTCATAAATTTCTCCTAAACAAAAAGAGGACATTTCTGTCCTCTCTGCTTTTTAAATCGCATATTTCATGTGTGATGCTTTCACATCCTCATCCGCTACTTTGGCGTATATTGTTGTTGTATTTATATTGACATGCCCCAAAATCTTTTTACCTCTCTGCAGAAGATGTGTAGCAAGGGTATGTCGAAATAGATGTGGTGTCAATGGTCTATCCAGTTCGGCACGTTCCCCTATCAATCGAATGATTCTTTCAATCGCTTCTTTATTAATCTCCCACACCCTCTAATTTTACTCCGCAATTAGGGCAATATCCTTCAGCATCTTTAATTAAAATCTGCTCTTTACAATTTGAACATTTCATAAAACTATAAATATCGTCATTGACAAACATCCATCTTCCACCATGATTTTCTATAATCATTCTATATCCTGTATCTTTTACTTTTGCCATTTGTAACACCTCCGTTTCATATGTTACAACATATAACACAGCGAGCTATATGTGTCAATTATTTTTTGGATTAGAATTTTTGTTACCTAATTAAATTAACTAAAAACATTCTTTAGTTAATTATATCACTCTTTCTCCGATTTGCGCCGTCGCAATTTTAAAACGGTAATATGTCTTTCAGTGGCTCTGCTCTTATATTCTCTGGCAGTTCATCATCTTCGGTATCTGCATATCGGCGGCAGTTGTATTCTGCGATATCTATATCCTTTTCAATATCTTCAAGACTTTTATCACTCTCGCCTTTTATGATCAGAATCAAGTCGAAGATGATGGACCAGAGTTTGCTTATGATCTGTAATTTTGTCATTTATTCTCCTCTGGTAAAGAAATGAGTTCCTGATATTCTTTATCTGTAAGTTTTCCACGTTCCTTTGCCTGTTCTACCATTTTCAGCCAATTTTCGTGGTTATACATTTTCTTCATTTTCAATAAAATTCTGTACATCTTCTTCTTCCTCCTCTGTTTCTTCTGGAATATAAACGTCTGTCATTGCTGCCAGATACTGAATTGTTACGTTCTGGTTTTCAATGATTTTTTTCTGCTTTTCTACGGTTGCTCTGAGGTTCTCGTCCTCTGCCGCTTCCGCAGGTGTCTGAGTCATTTTTCTTACTTCCATGTTCTTCGCCCTTTCTTAACTGTTTTAAATATTTCTGAGTCCTTTGTTTTACTTTATACGAATTTCCTTTATCAGCATTATTTTCCCAGGAATTGTGATGTTCATCTACTTTTTCCGGTTCAAGTTCTCCTCTCTGTGATTTATGAACCATCCTCACAAGAGTTTTTCTTTCATGCTTTACACTATCTGAGTTAAGCGTCATGATTATCCTTCCTGTTTCTGTCAGCCGATAGTCGAATCCCAAAAATGTAAATCCTTTTTCAAGCGGTGTTATGTGTGATTTCTTTCCATTTGCTTCCAGCCCGTATATCTGCAATTGCTTCATTATCTCACCAAAAACTCTCTCGGCCTGTTTTCTTGTTTTAACAAGAATCCAGAAATCATCCATGTATCTGATATTGTATTTTACATGCAACTGTTCTTTGATGTAATGATCTAATGGATTCAGAAGCGAAATACCGGCAATCTGTACCATTTGAGATCCTGGATTGTATCCGGTTTCTCCTGCGTACTGGTCTCGTAAAACTCCACACGACATTTCTGTTGTATCCTTATCCGTCAGATTCCTTATTTGCCTTTCTACATCACTGTGCCGCATGTTTAGGTAGTATCCATGTATGTCAACCTGAACTATCCATCCTTTTGTGCCGTATCTGCAGTAATAATTCCATAGATATTTTTTAACCAGTGTTCTTGCAAAGTCTGTTCCCTTTCCTGTCTGGCAGGCGCAATTTGAATAAGTAAATCCCTTTGTCATTTGAGGATAAAGAGAATTATCATTAATGCTCCTTTGATATACCCGATCCTTAAACGGAATGCTGAGAGCTTCCCGGCGTTTCGGATATGTTATCAATACCGTTTTAGGTTTTCCATTCTTCCATGTCCCGTCCTGATGCTGATGTTTCATCCGGAGTATATTTTCTTCTCCATTTAACAAAAACGACTTAACTGATGGTTTCCATGTTACTCCATTCTTACATTTCAGCATTGATTCGTATAAACTATCATAGCTTGTTATATGGTCTTTCATCTTTTGTGCTTCCGCAGTTTCTCAGTGCTGGCAGGCTTATGTAAGTCACGCACTGTCTCTTTCGATTATCCGCGGTATTGTTTAGGCTTATGCCAGGGATTTCGGCTCCTTGTCTATATCTTCAAGGCGATCATTGCTATGCAATAACTATAATGCTTTTAGGAAGACAATCGGGGCATACACATTCGAGTTCCATGCGTTCGTGTTGTTGACGTTGCCGGATGTGTTCACATTCATGACGTTGTTAGCGTTGCCGCGGTTAGCCGAACGAGAAAACACATTCTGAGGTGATAGCCTACGTCCCATATTTTTTATGAGTACCGGTCTACATCAGACTCTCTCCATTTCTTGATGTAGTTCCTAACTTTGAGCGTCTGTTCTGACCAGTATTCTATCCTTTTGCCTTTCAGGTGAAAGAGAGGGTGCGCAAGCCCGATCAGTGCAAGTAAGTTGTTACAATCCAGAATCGCCTGACGCTGCAGTTTGCTTCTCCAGGCCCATAGCTCTTTCTTATTCTTTTCTGTTACCCGGATATTGTTTGCGGTCCAGGCATTTATATAAATGTCTTTCGCTGTCCGGATGATATCGTCCGTGAGCGCAGATTGATATTCCGGAAGAAATACCTTTTTATTCTTGCAGATCTGAATCGTGTAGACTGCCAGCTCTCTTGCGTACCATACTGCATTTAACTGTCTATTCTGCGGTGTGTCCGGTACATTTCTCTCACCTGCTTTAACTGCCATTTCTTTTCCTTTCTATCCCTGCATCCGTGGGTGCAGGGATTATTTGATTGCTGATTATACGACGACAAGCGGGGCATACACATTCGAGGACCATGCGTACGTGCCGTAGACGCCGCCGCTGGTGTTCACATTCATGACGCCGTTAGCGTGGCCACGGTCAGCTGAACGAGAAAACACACTCTGAGGTGATGTGTGGTTCGCAGCTGAATATCTAATCATAATCGGATAGGTTTTCCATGGTTCAATTGGTGTTTTGGAATTTGTTCTCCGCTGCCAGTATTCGTGAACTGTTCCCTCCTCTTTGCTCATGTTGACATTCATCTGAGACATGGATGCAAGGAACACTCTGTCGTATGTGATATCTGTCACGCCGCCATCATTGACCGTGTTCGCAAGTGTAGTTACTTTGACCGTCTTTAATGCTGCCAGCATATCCGCAGGCATTCCGCAGAGGAAACCGTCTTTTGTGGCTAACTGGCTCGGCGCAATATCCCAGTCGTCCTGTTTTGTCCACCATTTGCCCTTTGGTTGTGTTGAATTGAGCCACTGACGGGCCGCTGAGTATTTCCAGCGATTCCATCCGTATGCTGATTCCTGCATACTGTTAAGATTTCCGTTTCTGGTTGTGTGCTGCATGGTTCCCAGATCTGTTCCGTCTGATCCGGATGTAACTGCCACGGTTTCAATTGTGGTGATCCCGTCTGCAGCATAAGAGGTTGCTTTCCAGTTGCTCGGCGTAACGTCCGGCATCTGTGTGAATCCATATACTGATCCGCCTGCAGGTACGGCCTTGGTCAAAGTAAACTGCCAGTATGTGTCTGCTTTTGCATTATTTCCCCAATCCTTTTCTAATTTGAGGTGATAAGTTCCTGCTGCCAGTCCATCCGGACAACGCAAGAATGCACGGTTGCTAAACTGTAATCCAAATGGGGTTGTGTAATGCGCTTCCAGGAATGTTCCTGGAATGACTTCTCCGTCCTCCAGTTCTACATTTTCAAAATGTGTAACCTGCCACGGGAAATCATATTCCTGGCCGGCGGCAGTATCTGTCCATTTCTCAAGAATCTGGTCTCCGAAATCAAAAATTTTCTGAGCGTACCCATTTCTGGAAAGTCCGTTGATCTGGTCCCACGTTGATATGTTTTCCAGGTTTGCTGCCTGTGTAAATGCCATTGTCTGCAATGCCTGTGAAATTTCTTTCATAGTGCTTTCGCGTGGGAAATTAATGAGTGTCTGGTCTCCTGTTGCCATTTCTGTTCCTCCTTTATTTATAATCTCTAGTTATTCTGTATAGACAATATCAAGTCCTCCATCCTCACTGTTTATGGAAAAACTTATATGATTCGTCTGCTTTTTAATAGTTTCTGTTAATATTTGTGCTTCTTTTGTCTGATTCTTGGATTCCTCCGTGGCTTTCTGCGCTGACTGTACAATTTTATCAACATCTGGAAGAGTCGCCGCATTGATAAGCATCTGAGCAAAGTTTTCCTTTGTTCCGAGGTATCCTTTTTCTAGTGCGATTGCATATGCGCTTACTGCACCTAAGTCTTCCCAAATCACGCCATCACCTCCAACCTTCCATTTTTCATCCTGAAGCTTGCCTTGTCTCTACTTATGCAAATCAGTCTTCCGTTATCGTCAAGTTCCAGGTGCATATAGTTTTGTAATGACTTAGGAATATATGCATATAAATGCCCGTCTTTTTTTACCCATATGCGTGTTGACTCATATTTGGGTTGATATGGTCTGATTGGTCCATCAGACGTGAAAATGATATTTACTTCTGCAGCTTTCATATTTTCCTCATCATTCTGTATAGACGATATCAAGTCCGCCGTCTTCACTATTTATTGCCAAAGTTATATGTTGTGTCTGAGCAATCAGTGCATCTGTTGCGGACTTGGCGGCAGCCGCCTGGTCTTTAGCAGCTTTTGCGGCGGTATTTGCATTTGTTGCCGCTGTTTCAGCTGTAGTCGTGGCAGTTTTGACAGCTTCTAAGGATTTTCCAATTTCTGTGCTTAAATTTGCCGCGTCCGAAATCGTTTTTTTGAGTGTCGTATCCTTTGCAGTTGCATCCGCAATTGTCTTGTTCAGATTATCTTTCGCTGTCTTTATGTTTACATCAAATCTTCCAATCTCCTGATTGGTATGTTCTGTAATTCCTTGCTGTGCTTCTGATTCTTTCAGTGCAATATAATCTTCTGTCTGGCTCTTTACTTTCTTTACGGATGTCTCCTGCTGACTGATTATAGTCTGTATCGCCTGTTTCCTTGTCTTATCAATTTCTTCCTGAGCCAAAGTGACCGATTCGGTCACTTTTTCATCAAATCCGGCAATCTGTGCATTGATATTCTGTTCAGACTCTGACGCTGCCTTTCTGGACTGCTCTGCGCTCTGGGTGTAGCCTGCGGCACTGTCTCTGCTATTCTCAGCTTCCTGCGCTGCTTGCACAGTGTTGGAATGTAACTGCTGTATATCCGTGTGAGCTGATTCTATTTCCTGCTGGGACTGCTCTACTACTGCTCTGGATGTTTCAACCTGTTTGGCTTTATTAATCACATCATCATGGGCTGCGATATATTCCGGTGTCATATCTCCTGGAAGGGCTATCATCTGCCAATGTTCTGAATTATGACCCGGATCAGGAGCGATTCCTGTGATTGTTGTCTCCAGCTCTGCCAGGCAGAAGTATGAGCCGCCCTGATATGAAACTGCATCAAGATATTCGTAGGCAGCTGAAGAATCATATTCTCCTCTCGGATTTAAGGCAACATTCCCCAAATCGGTTTCTATGTAGTTATTTTCTGTATTCATTTTATCCTCCTGTCACATTTTCAGTCTGTACTTCAGACGTGATCCGGTTCTTCGGAACCGAACCTTATCAACTGCTGGATCTGAATACAGTTTTAATTTGCCTGTCACAACTCTAAATGCAGCAAAAAAGACATTTCCTGTTTCTCCTTTCAGATCAGCTTTTTTCTGGCGGATGTAACTATCAATGTCTTTCTTTCCATTTTCCACTCTGCCCGAAATAGATGTGACCTCTTTCTTTGCCTGTTTAGCGTAATATTTTGCATTATCTGTATCACATTCTGGATGTTTCTCATGTCCATGCGTCCATGCTTCAGCCTGCTCCTGGGCTTTTTCTGCTCTTCCAGCTGCTTCATTCACGGCTTCAACTGCTTTCCGGAAGAGTTCCGGTTCTTCTGGTGTTCCAGGAACCTCAGGTTTTGGTCTTGCTTTAACCGGTATGGTTATTTTATGTTCTGTATTTCCAGCTGTGTTTTCACTCAGGTATATAAATGCGTATATTTTGTAATTTTGGTCGATTTCTTCGTTTTCCAGCATGGAATCCGGAATTGTCACATCTGTTACAGAATCTTTCGTTGTTCCTATTCTTGTTACAGATGTTCCACCTGTTTCTTCCAGCGAGAAATGCATTTCTACTGCCCTTGGAAGATTTAAGCCCTGAATCCGAAGAATCTGTCCGTAATCATACTGCCACGCTGTTTCGGCCCGAATATTTGTTTCTGTTTTCGAAAAAACAGCAGTGATTATATTATTCCTCTTCTGCCTCCCTCTTTAGCAAATTCCATTCTTTTTCCGTGATAATATCCAACGCCCATTCTTTCGGGATGTATAGTTTCATTCTTTTATTGATTTTATTTTTTCTGTAATATCTGTTCCAGAAGTAAGCATTCGCCAGTGCTCTTGCTTTGTGCATAATGCAAATATATGTTGCCCTGGCGTCCGGTGTACCGAACACCTGATAGTTGTATGCAGTACACCAACTACAGCCTTCTGCGACAGGACAGTTAAAGCACTCGTCTGTGCTCTGTGTTCTCCTGTCAATTTTCTTCAAGCATTCTACGCGGCATCTGTCGCATTCCGTCTGGCAGATTCCTGTATCCACATCTCCTATACTATATGGTTCCTGCTGCCCCGCCAGAGAGCTTTCCATGTAGCGCAAACACGGATATATAATGCCTGCCGGATCTACGGCCAACATCACTCCATTGCCACCGCACCAGTTCTCCAGATCCGACGAGAGCTTCGGATGGAAGAACTCCTCTTCAAATAGCGAACAATAATAATCATTTTCGAAATCCATATTATTTTCCAGAATGTAATCCGCGAGACGCTTCATCTCATTATATAAAACGGTTGCATGAATTGGCTTCCATCCGTCCTCGTATACACAGTTCGCGTTGATTTCATTGTAGCCCAGCTCGAACATATGAATAATCGCATCGTATGTATGCATTACATTAGCCGGTGCAATGGTGATCTTCGAACCCATGTAATTCCCTTTGTCCATCCAATCTTTTGCCGCGGATACTGCCAAGTCATACGAAGGGCTTCCATCTGGGAATATGCGGCAAGAATCATGCAGTTCTTGATTCCCGTCAACTGTGACCGAGAAAGACAATCTGTTCTTCCATTTATCAAGCACTTTCATGACCTCTGGATCATGATATAATGTTCCGTTTGAACATACAGAGAACATCGTCTTATCAAGCCACGGATGATTAAGTTCTATCATTCTGCCAATTGCATATGAGCATATCTGGTCTATTAATTTTGCTTCCAATAATGGTTCACCGCCAATGAAGTCAATGATCAATCCCGGAGATTTATGGGGGTTGATATATTCTTTCATCCCTTTTTCTCCGGTTAATAGTAGATCTATCATTTTCTCAGCCGTTTCAAGGCTCATTTTGCGTTTTCCTTTTTTGATCTGATAGCAATATGTACACGCCAGATTGCAGTCATCCGTCACCTGGAAGGTGACTGTTTGTGTTAAGATTCTTTCTTTTTCATCTGCTCGATGAAGTTCCGGATATAATCTGCTTAATTGCTCCGTGTACTGCTCAGTTCTTTTCATTTTCAATACCTTCAATTTCGCAATTGCACATTATGTTGATCTCAAGTTTCGTCGAATTGTTTGGAAGCATCCAATTATATTTGTGCTTTTTTATTGTTTCCGGTATATACAACTTTTCAATTTCCTGAACTGCCAGTTTGTACTCCGCTTCCAGTTCTGCTCCTTTTTTTTGATATGCTTTGAATGCATCAGAATTAATAATATCCGGATCATTCGGATGTGATTCAATAATTCTCTGGATAACGTCTTTTGCAAATCCCAGCTCAAAGTTCAATCTTTCAATGTATTCTGCTTTTTCTCTTTCGATTTCTACAATTATCTTTCTCATAGTTTTCCCCTTCCTTAGATTGTTCCAAGTTTTATTGTGATCACGCTTCCTCTGTCTGACAGATCCTCTGTGATTACGTCTACTTTCCATCCTGGGAAGTCCCTTTTTGTTTTTCCAACGCTTAATGTGAATTCTGAATCGTTTCCGTCTGATAATTTTTTCTTAACCGATTCAAATGTTTCGTTTTCTCCTACGTACATGGTGATGAGACTGTTATAGCTTAATTCATTTCCTTTTCCATCCTTAAATTTTTCAAACGAGAATGAATTGTTCATTCCTGCTATTTCTATTTCCTGCTTATTTTTTAAAACTAACTTCATTTTTCTTCCTCCTGTTTTTTAATGACCGAGTCGGTCATTTTACTGTAGATGAAACTTGTCCATAGCATGTATCTTTGCATGTATTTCCGCAATTAGTAGAACAATTTGACGAGCATGAAGTACTGCATCCTCCGCAAATCGTAGAACAGCTATTTGAGCATGATTCTGTGCATCCTCCCATGCATGAAGATATGCATTCGGATCCGCATGAACTTCCGCACGAACTGCAACCAGAGCATCCGGTGCATGATGTCGAACATGATGCTGTGCATCTGTTGTCGCATCCGGTACAGTACCCTGAACATGTTCCGGAGCATCCCGAACAATCGTATGAACAGCTGTAGCCGCATCCAGTGCAACCATTTTTGCAGCCGCCCGAACAGTCATCTGCACATGTTGCAAAGCAAGTGCCTCCACATTCGTTTGTGCAGTCTGCGCAAGTCTGCGCACAATTTGTCGTGCAGGTCTGGAAGCAATCCGTTTTGCAGCCAGCTGTGCAATCGTCTCTGCATTCTGCCTGACAACCAGTACATTCATCCTCACATGCTCTATTGCATTGCCTGTCGCAATTCCCACTGCATCCGGTTTTGCAGCTAGTCGAACATGCGGTTCCGCATGAGCTTCCGCAATTTCCTTTCGTCGTATTTTGACAACTTGTCGCGCACTGAGTTCCGCAACTAGATGTGCAAGCCCTTTCGCATTCCTCCTTTTAAGCTTTTATTGATGTAGTGCATCCTGCACCGCATGTATGTGTACAGCCGCTCGAGCAACCACCTGTGCAACCGCCACAGCCGCCTGAACAGCCATCTGAGCACTGTTTTCCACATGTAGTGCTGCAGTTTCCAGAGCACGAAGTGCACCCCGTACAGGCAGATGCACAGGCTAGTTCGCATAGACCTGTGCAATTTCCCCTGCACCCCGATACCTTTGCATCTTTCTGTATGTTTAGCATTTTGTCTGCGAAATTTTCTGCTTTTTCCAATGTCATTTCAAGAGCAGTTCTTTCTTTTTTTAGGCTGTTATCCGGCAGGAAATCATTGATTTCCAGAAGTGGATCAATGATCTTTTGAATGTGCTCATCTGAAACCTGTTTTCCATTCTGCGGCATGAAATCAAAATCATACTCCTGTGTTGCATATTTCTTCAGTGATCCTCCCATTTGTTCTGCTGTTCTGCTCATCATTACTTTTTTTACTTTTTCTTTGATCCGTTTCAAAGATTCAGCTGTTATGATCCTTATTCTTCTCCTATACTGCTGACACTGACGTGTAAGCCGGGTTCACGAGCATATAGTCAATTGTTACTGTTTCCATTATTGTTGTTTTTAAAATCGACGCTTCGATGTACATTTTCGTACCTTTTTTTACTTCCCCAAAGTCTACGACAGTTCCCAAAATCTTATATTTATTGTTTGCATCAAACATGTTTGGTGCAATGCGGATTTCTTTAATGATCTCTCCGGTATATGATCCTTTTCTGATTTTTACAGATATAACAGAATCGGTTTTCGATATATCTGAAACCTTCATGCGAATCATAACTGAATATGTTCCTATTTTCAGTGCAAGACTTTTTGAGAACAACGTTATTTCTGATATAGAGCTTGCATTTTTGCTCAGAACAGGATATTCTGCTTCTTCATCGTTAATCGTAGCTTCCGTCGAAAGGTTTGTCCCTCCGACATAAATTCCTCCAGCATTTTCTACTTTTGCAAGAGTTTCATCGACCTTGTCCATCATGTCTGCGAAATCTTTCACGTTGAAGAAATCATCATCCTCCGGTTTTGGGAATCCATAATTAGTTGTTTTCTGCAAATGTTACCTCCTCATTCCGCAGCTGGTAATATGTCTTATCTTTTAGTTGCTTATATGTATAAGGTTTATATTTTTTGTATTGATTGTATCTAAGAATTATTTCTAGTAAATAGTCAAGTGGTACCATCTGTTCAAACAGGTTCTTGACGCTGTTGGACATATATTTTCTTGTCACTTCGATTTGACATGACAGCAGTTTTTTGTCCAGATCTATCTTTAGTATATAATTTTCTTTTCCGAGTGTAGCATCCAGCTTTTGACGTAATGTTGTTTCTGTGTATACAGGGCTTGGCCACCACCTCAAAAGGACTTCCAGTCTCCGGTCTTCCAGGCTCGCCGTATCAAGAGGCTGGATTCCAAGGATCTTTTCTCTGTGCTGTATGCCTGACTCTGCAGATGTCTTAATTGTGATATCCTGATCTATTTCTTCCAAATGTCTTTCAAGAATTTCGCCAATAGTGTCTCCTGCGTCGATGCACGCTTTTATTTCCCGGATATTTATTACAGCTTCCGGATATTCCACTTTTATGTGCATGTAATCTCCCCTTTTACCGGGACTGATTTATCTGTTATCTGTAGATTGTCATCTGTCCCATTGATCAGTGTTCCTGTGACATCTATTATTCCTTTAATTTTTACAATCGCAGCTTCTATCTGTAAAATACGTACAATAATCGTGTCGTTTTCTTCCCATTCTTTTCGAAGACTAAGTAGATATTCATCAACAGCCTGATTAATATAGCTCGTTAGAGCTTCTGTAGTGTATCCGGATTCGCATGTTATAGTTGTTGTGATATTTACGGTTGTTTCTTTTACTCCAGTAATGGACACCCTGTGTCCGATTGGCGCAAATCCTTCTCCTTCTCCACTGTTTACGACCGGATCTACTGCCGTCTGTGTTGCAGTAATAACATCTTGTGGTGGTGTTCTATAGTCCTGTCCAATGATAGTTATCGCAATTCTGTCAGATGGCGTTTTAACCCGTTCCAACTTGCATCCATAGACACCTCTCAGCTCTTTAACACGGCTTTTGTAATATTCTCGGTTTCCGGCGAACCCTCGGTAATTATAAGTTGCCAGCAATCTTGCACGATAGCTTTCTGTTTCTTCCTGATCAGTGCCTTCCAGAATACACTTGATACTTCTACCCCACTCAAAATTTTCTACATATTCAATAGGGTCAAGTTCTCCTGTAATATGGTTTGGTTCTGCTCCTGGTTCGTCGCATCCAAGTCTGTATATATGTTCCGCATCATTTATTACGTTAAAAACAGTGTAGTTATATTCATCAAGGTTCCACCTCGACCCCAGCGGCACTTCACAGTTAAATTGAGCGGTAATTTCTGAATATGTCGCTTGATTGATGTAGCATCCCCTGTCATTTCCATTCCTGATAAGGTGTTCCAAATCCGCAGTGTCCGCATACATATTTTTCTCAATTCCTGAAAGTATCAAATAAGCTTCCTCAAGTCTTACTGCCTGTTTTGCACATGCATTAAATATCAGGCTGCCTTCCGATGTGTCGATATCATCCGGCATATCTTCCATCATTGAGCGCATTATTGTTTCATAAGTCATTTCTTCAAACATCTGTGTTCACCTCCCCGTCTCCGAGTTCTGTTATAAGTCTGAACGTCAGCGTAATCTTTTCTTCCTGCTTTACGCATGAAAAATTCTCAATTCCGGTTATATACGGATTTTCTGTCAGACATTCTTCCGTCATCCTCTCCAGTTCGGAATCTGTCAGTTCTTCAGAATAACTCTTTCCTACAAGATTCTCGTATTCCTGTCCATAATCTTCTGAATAGATATAATACCGATAGCGTGGTGTTCTTAACGCCAACCACGCCCACACAAGAAGCGCATCGTATCCTTCGACCATCTTTCCGGAAAGTTGTCCTGTCTCAAAATCAATTCCATATTCCCGGGGAATATATAAATTTTCTTCCTGAGTTTCTTCTTCAGTTTCTTCAAACGGAAACATCATTCTGCTTCCACCACCTTTGCAATCAAAATGTATTTCTCATGTTTATGCAGTTTCAAGAGAAGAACGATATCTCCTTCTTTTAAGATGTTTTTTCTATATTCTTCCATAGTGACATTATGGTCGGAGTCTGTCATATATTCTGCCGATTCAGGTTTTGAAGTATGCAGGAATATTTTTTTGTTCGGGTCCAAGCGCAAATTGCAATCTATTAGATAATCTTCTTTTTTCAATGTCATTGTGTCTATTCTTACCTTTCCCGACTCCATCATGACTCCAAGTTGAGGTGCCGGAGCGTTATGGAATTTTCCAGCTTTTCTCATTTGCTCTACGAACCGTTCGTACGTATTTATAGGCCTTGATATCTTCCTCCATTAATAGCTGCGGTTACTTTCTTTCCCTGCCACTGACTTACATTTAATAGTGCTCCCGAGTTTGAGTAATCGCTTCCGCCCATGCTCTCCCATTCTATGATTGACCATCCAGAAGCAGGGTAGTCCTGCCAATGTCCATAAACACTGCCGCTGCTGTCTCCTGCATTCTTTTCATCCGCAACAAGGCAATTCAGTTTTATCCCACCTTCCAGTGTGAAACTTATAAGGTCGCCACAAGAGCCAAAGTATGATCCCACAGCAACAAGATAATAACCATCTATAGTCGCTATGCCATGATCGCTTGCTCGTCCTTTCGCATTCCATATATCTGCAACCCTTCTTTGCATAGAATCACCATTCCATCGGCTATACCAATATGGATAAATCGTATAATCCCATGGGCATATGCCGGATTGTTGCAGTCCCGTTGGTACCGGTTTGGACGTACCAGATATAGTCGCACCGCTTCCAACTGATATTGTTGTAACAGGATAGTCAATGTAACAAAATCCGTATACATCACTTCTTCGGTTTCCATACTGTTTTCGCGCTGCAAGTCCGCCTGTTGCGCCGCTTGTATTTCCCTCAATAGACACATAATCGTTGATTCCCGATCCGGAAACACTTTCCACCAAGCCTATATGGCTTCCTCCACCCGGTCCGTACACTACCAGTGCGCCAGTTTTTGGCGTTGTTCCAAATTTTCCCCTTGCCTGGTACCATTGTGTCACCTCAGAACAGCTTGCAGTCTTTCCTCCACCCATAAACAGGTCTCCATGTCCAGATTTATTGAAGATTGACCATTGAAAGATGCAGCACCATGCAACTCCATTGTACCCGTAGTATTGTGTGGCTTCATTCGTGCTTCCTGATATTCCGATCCATGCTCGTGCCTGATTCAGTACATCATCCAGTGCATTGCTGGTCGTTGTACTGCTGCCGCCTGCAGAATTCGCAATCTGTTCCTCGTCTTCCTCCTGAATATCCATCACGTTTTTGAACGCAAGTTCCAAAGTTGTCGTATAAACTCCACCGTTCCATTCATGGCTGTCATTTTCTATCCAAAATTTCCCCTTCAGTCCGGTCCTGGAGTCCTCTATAATCACACCTAATCCAGAAATACATCTGTAGTCCCCAATCATAGTCAAATTTGCGGTTTTATTTATGCCTTGCAGTTCTGCCTTAGCTTCTGTTTTCCCGTTTCCGCTATCTACGGATATCGCATTTTGAAATATGCCGTATTTCTTTATCCAGTTTGAGTTACTCACACTTCCAATTTTATTATTGTTTGAGTCATAGATATATACGCGATTTACCATGCTGTCTAAATCTTCTGTATATGAGGACTCTGTAATTCTTTCCCCCTGCCGTATGTGGAAATTGGGGATAACTTTCCCTTTCTGTATGACCTCCAGCTTATCTCCGTTCATTTGTGCGATGTATTTTTTCTTGTTTTTTCGGTATGCTTTTGTGTATGCAGCCATGATAATTTCATAATACGGGCGTTCCTGAAAGAATATTTTCGCAATAGGCATCTTAGTTTTTGCAATGGATCCGGTCTTTACTTTTACGTCTCTGCAGACCATCTGTGCGATTTTTTCAGGGGTTTTGTTTGCAAAACGGTATGTGCCGCTAGATCGCAAGAGATGCATCATGCCGTCAGTTGCTGTATACTGTAGCTCACCCATTTCAGATTTTCTTTCTCTTTGGGTAATAATTCCGACAAATTTCGTTTTTTTATCATCCGGATATCCTGGGTAGAATACAATTTTGTCTCCTAATTTTATGCCAAGAGTCTTGACGTTCTTATCATTCGGGCTGTATGCAACACTAAACACGACTGTTCTGGCTGCCTGTTTAGCACTCCCAGCCCAAGTCACACTCGTTACATAACCGGTTATTTTCGCATCATTCCACATTATTTTCATGGTATCACCAGCTTTGTCCCGTCATATATATACCAGCCATTTACACCATTATGTGCGCTGCTTACACGTCCATGCTTTTTTGCGGCTTTTTCTATGACAGTCTTGTTTGCATTGTAGATTTTGTTCGCATAGGATCCTGAACCGTAATATTTTTTTGCGATACTCCTGAGGGTGTCATTTCCTTTTACTGTATGATTTTTTTTCTTTGGTTTATTGTCTGATCGGCTGTTCTCCTTTTCTGGCTTCTTTTTCTCCGTTTTTACAGGTTCCAGGACTGCCTTCAACGGTTTCGTGTATTTTGGCGGACGATAATCTTTCATAGTGATTGAATATGTTATATCGCCCGTTCCGTCGTCTTCCCCGAACTGAAAAGATGTTATTATTACATTTTTATTAATCTTTGTTTTTGTAATAATGAATTGAATAGGGGTTTCCTGCCATCCGAGGATTTCTTTTACATACTCCCAAGGATTTCTGTCTTTTGCATAGTCTGCAAAAGGGTAATCCTGTGCCGGAAAAAAAGACTCAATTGTATACGTTTTAAGTCCTTTTTTCCCAAGTATTGTTACATCCCCTCTTGTTTGCACATTAACAGTTTGATGTGTATTTTCAAAGGTCACGTTGAATGATGCCGGTCTTATAGGAAGTTGTATTGATTTGTCTTTATTCTTTAACCAGTATTCCATATCTCCTCCTATGCTGTCTGCGGCATATTATCAATTGCCTGTTCAATCCTCTTTACAATCGCCTCGGCGATCTTGTCGATATCCGCCTCTTCTCTCACCACGATGCTGTCTGCCAGTTTTGCAATTGCAATAGAATAATTCTTCCTTCCATCCTGGCGTGCTATCCGCACAGATTCATCGTGTGGATATACTCTACTTCCAGTTGGAAGGTCAACAATTTCTCCACCCTTTTCGCTGATCTGCACGATTCCGCCCTGCCAGTAATCAGTACCTTTCGCCAAAGTCGGAATCGTTGGGATATTGAATCCGATATGCCCTCCGCCAACAGCACTGGGTAGGTCAACACTTATTTTATTAATCGCTCCAATTGCTTTATTCACAAGGTTGATTACCGCATTAAGCGGTGTCTTTACAAGTGATTCCAGTGTTCCGAAAATGCTACCTACCGCCTGAACGATTCCATTCCATGCTTTTTCCCAGTTTCCCTGGAACACGCCTGTCAGGAATGTGATAACTCCCTCGAACACTCCAAGCACTCCATCGATTATGACACTTACATCATCAAAGAATTTTACAACATAATCTCCTGCTGCTTTCCACACTATTTTGAAAACAGGTTCCAACGTCTCTTTCAAGTAAGACACTACTTCTTTTACAAGATTAATAAACGGTTCCAACTGTGGCTGTACTGTTTTCCAGAAATCTGCAAATCTTTGTCCGATCTTCTGCAAGATCGGTGCAATTCTGTCCCAGTTTTTATAAATCAGGATTGCTGCTGCTGCCACTGCTGCTGCTGCAATTCCAAATGGGCCGGTCATAATCTTTGCAATTCCCGAGAATCCTGAAGCACCTGTCAGTCTCGTGATTACACCGCCTACTTTTCCAAAGTTCGAGATCATCGTGCTTATTCCGGTAGAAATTTTTCCAAACCCCATTAAAACAGGTCCTACTGACGCTGCCACTGCCGCAAATTTCACGACTGTCTTCTGAGTAGTCGGCCCCAGTTTATTCCATTTGTCCGTAAATTTCTGTATAGCACTGATTCCTTTCGTAACATACGGAATTAATTGATTTCCAATTGGTTGCAGTACATCCACCTGTATGGTTCTCCAGAGTCCTCCCAGAGCGCCTGATAATGTATCGTATTTTACATTTACAAGGCTTTCCATGGATTCTCTTGTCATGTCAATTGCATCATTTGTAGTTGACAAAGACATAACAACTTCTGGTCCCAAATCTTCCCACATTGTACCGAACAAATTAACTCCGGCAGTATTTCGTTCAATCGGATCTTCCATGGCCGATAATCCAACAATTACCTGATTGAACGCTTCATCTGCCGCTTCTCCTCCTGCTGCAAATTTTTTTGCAGTTTCTGTAGCATCCAGGCCCAATGCCTTAAATCCCTCAGCAGTAGTATCTGAACAATCAATAGCACGGATAGCATTTTCCTTTACAGCATCTCCAATTTTGTCCAGATTGAATGCGCCGTTTTGTGCTCCATTAACAAATACCGAAAACATTTCATCTGCGCTCATTCCCATTTTTTTAAACTGAGGAGCGTATTCGTTAATGCTGTCAAGGAGTTCTCCTGAGAAGTCCAGCCCATTTTGACTTCCTTGCACAATCAAATTGAACGCTTCATTTGCTTCAATTCCAAAATTTCTTATAAGAGAATTCGCAGCTCTAGTGCTTTCTGCAACGTCATATCCGAAGGTGTCCGAAAGAGTATATGCATATTCCGTGCATCTCTGCAGAGCTGAGTCGTCCAAGTAAGACATGTTCTGATTAACAGTCGCCATGGCTTCTGCCACATCATTGATAGATTCTCCGAAATTGTCCTTGTAAACATCATTGATCATATCTTTATATTTTCCCATTTCATTCGATGCGGTTCCTGTTGCCGCCGCGAACTGTTGGAAAGCATCCTGTGAATCAGAGGAAAATTTAATTGCCGCAGTTCCGACTGCTGCCAGTGGTGCAGTGACCGACTTGGTCAATGTTTCTCCTGCAGCAGTAAATGCTTCTCCTGCGTGAGAAAATACGCCCGCAACACTATTAAATCGTTTTTCTAGGTCGCGTGCCTGTGCCGCTACTTCTCTTGACGGATTGCTGAAATCGTCAATCAGCTTTACAACTGCTGCAACTGTCTTACCTGCCCTTGTCTCTCATCTCCTCTTTTATGTCCTGCAATTCTTGTTTTAAAAAGGCGCGAGTGATCAAACGTTCACCTGCGCCCATATCGTAATATTCCGATGGTTTCCATTTCTTTAGGCAGAACAGTGCATAAGCCACGCTTGCTTCGCTGTCCACCTTTATGAGTTTTTTACTTCTTCCTCAGCATCTTCTCCAAGTCCGGAAAGTTTAACAATTTCGCTTGCAATAGACCCCGATTCTACTCCAAATAAAGCCGCTGCCAAATCCTTCGGTGTCGAAGCGCCAAAGTGTTCCATGAGTTTCTCATTTTTCAGGTCTGGTTCTACAATTCCATACACGCAGCACATCAGATTAAAATCATAAACAGCTGTCATATCCCTGTTTCCATTCTTGTCATACAGCATTGCCTGCAGGCTGTTATAACGTTTTCCGGACAGTTCTCTAATCGTTATTTCTGCGTTCTCTCCCACTAACCTTTCCAGTTTCTTTGATTTAATTTTTTTTGTTTCTTTTTCTTCTATTTTCGCTTTATCTACGCAAAGCAGTTTGTCAATTAAGTTCATACTTTTCTCCTTTATGCATCGATTGTATCAAGGACTTCGAAACCGCTAAAATTGAATGGTATTGATTCCTCCAGCAGTTTTCCGGCTTCCCAGTCTGCAATTGTCAATTCCGTGATCACACAGTCATCCAGGCGAATCCTTTCTGCCCCAAATGCTTCTGGATCCTCCAAATTCGTGATAATTGTCATCCTCGTGGCTTTACCTTTTTTCAGGTTTTCAGACACTTTTTTCAAGAAATAGGATGTAACCTTATTTAATTTCAGTGTACCAGATCCACTGATTCCAGTTATTTTGTATCCTTTCTCCAATGTCCCTGTTCTTTTTACTTCGCTTGTATCAAGTTTCATCTTTGCCTGGAGCGCCGTTGCTTCCGCCATATAATCATTATCAATCCAGCACTCTCCAAACGTTCCATTAATAACACGATCTGGTGTGTAATTATTCCTTGTGGTTCCTCCTTAAACAGCAATTTCCAGATTAATATCTTCCATGACATCAACGATAGTTACGGATGCCTTCATGAACACTTTTTCATCGGTGTACTGTTTTTTTATTTCTTCATCTGACATTGCTTCCGCTTCGTCTCTGGTTACGCCTTTGTTTTCAATGATGTACTCTTTGATTTTCTCTACATCAAGTTCGACTGCATAGTCCTGTATAAGACCGTTTCTTTCTAATTCTTTCATGTATGAATCAATTGCAGAAATCAACAAGCATTTATTGCTATATGTATTTGGGTATTTTCCAACATAGTTGTCTTCTGCAAGCAGGACCAGGTCGTCATGCATCATATCCATAGTTTCTACAACACGTATTTTTTTCCATGGATCTGCTTTTCCTTTTGAAACCGTTGTCAGAGAATTAACTCCCCTGGCTACTTTCACTTTTTCCCCATCATAGAAAAGCACAAGCTTCCCTGCATCTACCGCAGCATCTAAGGCATCTCTGTCCAGCTTTTCACACTCACTCGCCTCTTCGACAACTGCGTAGGTCGATGATATTTTATACGATGTTCCTGCAAGCAGACCTGCAATCCGGGAACAAAACTCTTCTGGGCCGTACTTCTTCCCTTTTACTGTTACTTCGCTTGTAGCATAATTCACGATTCCTTCACTGTCTGCAGTATTGTCCGGAAGAACCGCTTTTATTTTATTTCTATTTCCTTCTCGCTGATCTCTCACCCATGTTACAATTTCTTCTTCCTGGCCATCTGTTTTTACTGTTGGGCAACAAAGCCATGTTACTTTTTTTATTTCAAAGTATTCAAGAGCCTTTCTGTAATCTTCTTCTGTTTTCGCAAGAACATATACAACTATCTTTCGCGGAGTTGTATCATTTCCTTTCATTGCCAGTTTAATTTGTTCTTTATTCTCTACGCTCAACGTTTCGGGTATGTCTTTTTCTTTGTAGATTGTAATCGGATTTCCATCCGGAACAACCGTGTCCTTTATGATCATTCCCACTATTCCGCGTTCAGATCGCCTGATTAATTTTCTCGCCGCCGCTACAAATACGACATTCATCACCGGTAAACCCCTAATTCCTTACCTCCTGTGCAAATATTAATTCTTTCATTGTGTCATAGTTTTCTTTTCTCGGAATCTGATCCCAGAATTCTACATCGAACCGGCATACAGGAATATTCAAATTTTCTCCCTGGAAATCCAGTTCCATGTTATTTGTGTTCAGGTTTCTGTTCCCTGCTGTCACTTTTTGCCCAAACAATTTTTCCATTTCAGAGAAAAATTTCATTGCTTCCTCTTCATTCGCTGCTCTTTGTATAAAATCAATCTCTATTTCTACATTTTTGTGAGCTGCGTTTTTAGTTGATTCCAAAAAAGTCTGTGTTATATATACAAAAAATGAAGGGCGCATATACCCCTCTATTGTATCTGCTCCGTATATATTTACGCCCGGATACTTTTCCTTCAGAGCGGAATTGACCGCTTTTTTTATTTCTTTAAGAGTCAAATCCTGCCTCCCTCAATATTTCCTGCAGGAGCTCTTGTCCAATTAGCTCCGCATAATCCGCTCGTTGCGACATATATTTAGCTACAGTTTTCTTGCCTTTAACTTCTCCGACCCGTCTTAGTCCATGTGTTCTGTCTTTACTTTTATGTGTTATCATCGCATGTCCTTTTTCGTAAAGATGATAATGCGGTGCTGTCGTTGTAACTGCAACCGTAACCTTATTTCCTGATCGTATTACTTTCCCCTGTCGGAAGCTTTCTGCCAGAGGTTTATGCGCCGCTCCCTGTCCTGCATAATGATGCCCTTTTGCTTCAGAATCAACTCTTCCCTTTAAATCTTTTGCTATTTTTCTGGATTCTTTCTTGAGTACAATTTCCGCTGATGCCGGAAACTGCCGGGATGCTATTTTAAGCGATTCCTCCAGATCAGAAGAATCAAAGTCAAAACTGATACTCCGCATTCTCGAACACCTCCTCGCACTGGATCTCAAGAAGCTCGTGTTTCTCATCAAGATCGATTGGTGGTCCTGCAATCTGAAACATTCGACCATGATAAAGGATTCTCATTTCAGCAGTGACGTCCTTTCTGAATCTTACATATATCCGGTGTGATACTTCCGGTTTCATTTTCCCCATGAAGTTACATTCCGAAGATTTGTAGGGTTTTACTGTCGCCCATACTTTTTTATATGGTTCCCAGTTTCCCCTGTCCTGTCCCATATCGTCCTCTTTTGCCACGAATCTAAGAAACAAAATACGTTTGTTTAATGCTCCGGCATTAATCCTTACAGACACCTCCTACAGCAGGTTTACGCAATGCATTCCAAGAATTGTTTCAACCACTTTGTTTGTCGTGTTTTTATCAACATAAACAGATCTGTTATCGTACATATCCTGGCACAGGACCAGTGCCGCTATCGCAAGATCTTCATGCATGTCGATTTCCTTATCATTCAGTCCTGTATAGGACCTTATATAAGCTTTTGATGCATCAAGAATCCTTTGGAGCTCTTCCTCACTGTAGTCGTCTGCTCTGCAATGTTCCGCAACGATATCCGGAGTGATCTCATTTACTTTCATTTTTTCACAGTCTTTCTTGTAGTTCTTGCTTTCTGCAAATCTGGTTTTGTCTTTTCCGCAGTCTTTTCAGAAATTTCTCTGATATAACCAGCTTTCATCAAATCAGAGATTACAGGTTCAACGCTGTAATCTCTGATTTCTCCTTTTGACATTGACAGAACTCCGCAGAAGCTGGCCATAGCTTCTATCTTCATCGATTATTCCTCTCAGCCTACTGCATTCATCTTCAGAACTGCGATCTTCTGTTCATTTTCAATCTTGGAATCCATTTCCAGCCATCCAACGACGCCAATCGCATGTTCTGTTGCAAACTTCTCTCTCAGAACTTCAATGTTCATGTCCTCTGATACCTTAACCGCCAGACCGCTCATATCTCCATATATGATTGCAGTTTTCCCTGCTGCCATCTTCGGCATATTATCAGAGCAGAACACGTCATTGCCAAACAGAGTGTAGCCCCATTTTGCTGTTGCATCCTTCTGTAAAATATAGTCGCCGTCAGAATTTTTCAGCTTTCTGATTGCAGTTCTGGTAGCTTTGTTCATGATCCAGATGCAAGATGGCTGGAATACATCCGGAACAGTTTCCTGCAGGTCGATCAGCTCATCTCCTGTGATCGCGGTACCTGCTGCCGCAGTTACAACCTGTTTCGCCTTAGATACGCCTTCCACTTTATCCGTGGTTCCATTCAGAAGTTCATTCTCAATCCATCTTGCAATGTTCTCAGCCATCTGGTTCACAACAAAATTGGTGATATCAAACTGAGAATTATTAACAAGAGACTTGGATACTTTTGTCAGCGCCCCTGCAAGGAATCCTTTCAGTTCAATAGATTTGAATTTTCCGGAATTTGATTCAAGTTCGCTGAATTCTGTAGCGTATGCCATAGTGATCGCTGTGGTTTCCTCATCGTAGTAAGGAATAGACAGTGTACCGCCTACGTCATATCTGGTTGCCAGCTGATAAATTGGACAGATTTCATACACCTTTTTGATGATTTTATTTGCAATAGATGTCGGAATCACTGCTCCATTGTCCCCGGATGTCAGATTCGATGCTCTTTCCTCAGATACAATACCGCGGATGTAGTTCGCAAATGCTCTTTCTTCCTGGTCTTCTGTTTCTTTATTGTCCTTTTCTTCCTGGTCTTCTGTTTCTTCTGGTTTTTTCAGAATGTCCCTGGCTCTCTGTTCTGCAGCGATTGTATCATCGATGTCTTTAATTTTCTTTTCAAGATCATCAAAAGACCGCATTTCTTCATCATTCAGTGCTCTTTCTTCCTGTTCAGCTTTGTCTAAGATCTGCTGTAACTGCTGCTCATACTGTGCTCTCTGTTCTGCAAGTTTTTTAAATTTATTCCTCTTATTTTCCTCCTATTTTTTCAGTTTATTAATTCTTTCCTGAAACTTTGTGTTGTCATATTCCTTTTTCGGCGGAAGGTTCTCTGTATATGTCGTTTCCATACACATCGCCCTGGTTTCCACCTCTTCCTCTGTTCCGGCTCTCACTTCCACTGATGTGGATGAATATACCGGAATTTTATTCATTACAAGTGTAATCTCATCCATGTCGAAGTCTTTTACATGTCTGATAGGCAACTGATCGGCTCTGTCCTCAATAGAATCCACCACATTTTTCATATTGAATGACCATCCCTTCAGCAATCCTTTCTTCGCCCCTTCGATGACCGCTGGGTCGGTTACGACAGATTCTGCTCTGAGCCCTACTTCATCTTCCCTGACGGTCAATGTCCCGTCTGCAGTATCTGCAAGGACGTGTCCTCTGTCATGATCAAGAAGCATCCTGATATCTGCCGCCCTGCTTATCGCACGCTCAAATGCCCTCTGTTCAATCACTTCGATCACTTTTCCACGCGGTGTAAGTACTGGTCGTGATTCTCTTCCGGGTACATTGACATATCCAGAGATATGGAGCCCGTCAGCTCTTAATTCTGCTTTCCTTTGCTTTCCTCCATCCTGTTATTCATTTTGTTCTTTTCCTTTGGTTGTGGAATCTATGAATCCCGTTTGAATGACATCCATATTCTGTACAGCATTGGTGTTCGGTGTATAAACCTGCCCGGTTTCCGGGTTAAGAAGAACGCTGTCAAGCCCAAGTGTAATCCACTTGAATCCGATCGGTTCCAAGTCTTCTTTTTCTCTGATTTCATCAATCTGAAGGAAATTCTTTTCGAGTCCGATCTTGTAAGCCTCGTAACGTTCCTTAATATTTCCTCTGGTCAGTTCTTTCGTATCAAACGACCAGTAATATGTCTCTTTTTCTGATTCCAGAAGCAGATCCCTGTCCAGACTGCACTCTATATCGCTCATCACAATGGTGCAGGTCCGAATGAAACAGTCTATGTCTTTTTCAGTTGGGTTTCCGCTGATCATCCCGTCAGGGATTCCAAACAGCTTGCAAATTTCTGCTGAATTTGTTTTCTTGTTCTCATTCAACTGCATTTCAACAGATGTGTTGGACGATTCCTGAAATTCCATTCCTTCATTCAAAACCACAACTGTTTCTTCTGCATTGCTGTATAATCTTCTGAAAGCAGCTTTTAGTGCGTCCATTGCATCTCTTGTTAATTTCTTCGGAGATTTCAAGAATCCTTTTTTGTTTCCACCCTTTTGTACCAGGCTCTGTTCGTATGTCAGCTCGCTGTATGATACTCCGATAATCAGCTGATTATCGTCCATGACGCTTCTGGAAGTCATACCATCTTTCGTTTTTCTTAGAATTTTAAAAAACTGGTAAGGTCTGTATGATTTTCCCTGTACCAGAATGTCATAATCTTTAAAAATCGGATCTGTATTCTTCATGATGGAAATGTGAGTCTCGTCGACGTAGTGAATGCTCTCAACCTCCGTTCCCGGTTTGTTGATATAAGCATACCCGCCTTTCCCCAGATAGTAATCTTCGATGATCGCTCTCCAAAATTGTGAAGCTGTCAGCGTGTCTCCTGTATCATTGTTCAGGAGAGAGGTTCTTCTGTCTCTGACTTCCCGGACATTTCCTTCCTTGTCTTTCTGATACAGATTGACCGGAAGCAGTGATATTGTTCCTGCGATCAGATTAATGCATGCCTGTACCGCGGGAATTTCCAATGCTTTTTCCTTTGTCATTACATTCTTTCCGAGCAGTGCACTTAAAAGTGCGTCTGATTCCACCTGCTCTGACGGATTCACTATGGTATCTGCCCTTACTTCATGTTTTCTTTTGCCAAACGGCCATATGTTCATTTGTTATCTCCTCTTCTTACGCCGGTGCAATTACGTCTGAACTACAAAATCATCTTCTCCATACAGCAGTTCCTGCTGTAACAGGTACATGGCATTGATCAGTGATACGACCATGTCTACCTTTCCGGATGATTTCTTTTTGTTTACATACAAATTTTTGTTTGTGTCTTCTGTACATCTTGCATTCTGAAAGTTGATTTCAAGCATCCTGTTTGTGGCATACCGAATTTTCTTTTTCAGAATCAGCTCTTTCAACAATTTAGTAGGCATGTGTAGTACTGAGCTATGCTGTTTGATCTCAACGCACTCTATCTCATTCTGTTCCAGTTTCTGAACGGTCGATATAGCATTGTATCTGTCATATCCCACCTGCATGACTTCCACTCCGTATTTTTCCGGCAGTCCTATGATAAAACGTTCTACGAACCCATAGTCAATAACCTCATCTCCGCAGGCAAAGCATTCACCCTTTCTGATCAACGCTCGATAATCTACCTTTTCTTTCATGGATTTTTCGTCTATTCTATCTGAAGGAGCGAACCCCCAGACTTTTGCATAGATTATTCCGTCCTGTTCTGTTACCATTGCAAATGATGTGTTATCGTTCGTCATTGACAGATCCAGTCCACACCATACCTGCTTTTCCTTCCAGAAGTCGTCTGGTAAATCTTCGCTACACATTTTCACTTTCTGGATGTCAATATAGCCTTCAACTCCCAGTCCCTTATACAGAATATCGTTGTGCTTACAGAGATAATTTTCTCTTTTGTTCTCATACAGGATTGCAAGTGAACGTTTCTTCCTGATTTCTTCAAAAATATACGGATGTGTCACCGCAACCGGATTACTCTGATAGATCACCCGGTCATCTGTCATCCATGTATCTCCATGCTTTAGTTCGTCATCCGGCTCATACAGCAGTGCGAAATACCGCTGATCTTCCAAAAGTCCGTCAAGTGTTTTCTTTGCAATGTCTATTTCGTCCAGCATCACATTGTTATCATTTGGGTACTGGGTACTGATGATGATTCCAAGTTTATTTAAAAGTGTGATCTGAGATGAGCGCATTGCTTCTACTGGATATGCATCTAAGGCTCCAGCTTCGTCAGCCAGAAACGCATTTGCCAGTTTACCATCCATTCCGTCCTGACTGTATGCCAGCGGAGTGTACTCATTATCATTAAGCAGGCATTTAATCTGACTTCGTAAGAGTTTAAATGCCGGTTCATCTTCGTTATAGAGTACCGGACTGACTTTTATGATTTTCCGGATTGCATTCTTCAGCTCTGACGACAGTGCCAGATCCGGTGCAACCGAAAAGAATCTGGAGAAATCCGGCTCTGTCAGCATCAATAGGATAAAAATCACCGCTGAATTGAATGTTTTGAAATTCTTTCTTGCTATTTCAAGCAGAATTGTCACATAGAACCTGCTTTTCCGTTCTGTGTTTCTGCAGAATGTACAGAGTCCTGCGACAATCATGAACCATGCGTATTCTTCCAGTCCTTCATAGATGCTACATCGTAGGTCCGGATGGATCATTAATTTTAGCAGCTTGCAGATTTTCTCATATTCCTGCTCATCTACATAGGCGTCCGGATTATCTCCATCCGCGATGTGAAGCCAACTTTCAGCCTGTTTTTTTACATATTGGGGGACTTTTCCCCCGTCTTCTTCTACGCACCACTGTGCATAACGATATGCTTTTCCTTCTTTCATCCTCCGAGCGCTTCTCTCAATGGATTACTTTTCTTTGCTTCGGTTTTCGGAACTGATCTAAGAGAAGAAGCAATCGTCATGATGTTCTCTTTTTCGATATCGGAGAGCATCCTTCTCTTCGCCTGCACCTGTCTGTCCAAAGCAATCAGGTTCTTCTGCATTGATGTCTCTGTTTTATAATATTCTCCATATGTCATCTGTTCTGTCTTAAGCAGTTCTTCTTTATTCTCTTCCAGGTCACAGAGTTGTCTGTAAAACCGTTCTTTTTTCTCTTCAAATTCTTTTGTTTCTGCGTACAAAATGCAGTATCTGTTTATTACAGCGCCGTACATATCATCGAATTTGTCAATTTTTTCAAGCAGTTTTTTCAATCTCAGAAATTCTTTGTGTGCTGTCTCATTTTCTCTGACTTCCGGTCTTTCTTTCAACGGAATCCCTGTAAGCACTGCTTTTTCTGCCTGTTCTCTCTGTCTGAGTTCGCGCTTGGTTCTGTGAGATTTTCCTTCTGACCGGATGATACTAACTGTCTTTGATGGTGTAGGCCTTGCCTTCTCCCTCCTTCCTTTTAATTTCAAAATGCTGATCTGGGAATAAATTATAAATTGTGGGGCATACGTGGTCGTGGGAAATCTGATTTTTTTCGCTATCGCATGGCGGGGGGGTACTATTTTTCCTCTTGATGCCTTGCAATGCTTAAAAGCAGATCCCTTGGAATGCCTCCGGAGTCTGCCAGATCGTGATGTTTATTGCACAGTGATATCAAATTATAATTATCGAGTCGTTTGTCCCAGTCTTCTGCGACTGGTATGATGTGATGGACTTCTATGCTCCTTCTATTGAGCTGTATTGCTGTGTTGAACATTTTACGCAGACAGATCTGACAAAGATAGCAGTCTCTGGTTCTGATCTCTATGCTCTTTCTCTTCCATGCTTCTGTGCTCCGGAAATTGCTTTGATCTGTTCTTTTCTTTCTGCGTGTAGGTTTCTTCCCGCAGTCTATCCTGCTGTCGTGGATTCTTCCACAATACTTACAACTCTTCAGCATATCTGCCTCCTAATAGCGGGAGACGGATTCGAACCGCCATTCCAGGCTAAGGAGGCCTGTAAGTTTCCGTTACTTTATCCCGCGGTAATTATGGACATTCTGGGGTTCGAACCCAGGACCTGTCGGTTATGAGCCGATTGCTCTCCCAGCTGAGCTAAATGTCCATAGTATAGGAGCTACCATCAAGATTCTCGATTGTGTCCAACTCGGACACGCTGAGCTAAATGTCCATAGTATAAGAGCCACCTGCTTTCTACAAGCAGATGGCTCCTACGCCAAGGAAAATCCATGTGAGTCCTTGTACCTTTTTGTGTTTGGTCTGGTACCGACCAATTCATTTGCCAGGCTGTGGCACCTGGCAAACGCAAGGAAGGAGATTTATCTATATCTATTTCAGCAACTCCAGTTTATATTATTGCATATTTAAAACGGAAAAAACGGAAAAAACGGAAAAACTTTTATTTTTTCATGAATGTTTCAAATTCCTTTCTCACAGATTCTCCAGTTGCTTTTCCTCCTATATGCTTTGCAACCTGCTGCCAGTTCATTTCCTCAAAGATCTTAAACTTAATGATCCTGCGCATTCTGAATGGAATTGTAAGCATCCACTCTTCCACATCGTTCTTTAACTTCTCTGCCTGCTCTATCTGTATCTGTTGTCTACGTTTTTGTCTTTCTATCTTGT